TAAGGATATCGCCAGCAGTTGCATCACCTGCAACGGCTAACATATATTCGCCAATTTTATTTATCTTGTCATATCCCTTAGCAACGTAAGGTCTATCTGTATATGTAGTTACAGAATCGGCTGCTAATACAGCCCATCCTTTTCCTTGTATGCCAACTATTGCTGTCATTGTCCCCTCACAGATTATCTACGTATTGCTGTCCTTGCGCTTGCTGTTCCTTCTCCACTAGCATTTAAACTAGCAAGTAAAGTCTGTAGTGAAGGCGCAGGGGAAGAAGGAGCGCCTCCTACTGAGGCACCAGCGGGAGCAGGGGACGGTTGCTCAACCATAGAAGGGGCTGCCTCAGCAGGAGGTAATTCTTCGGGAGTAAAGACTTCTTCAACAGCATCTTCAATTGCTACGCCTTTCTGGCGTGCCTTAATTACATCAGCAACTTTCTTAATAACAGCAGATGGGTCAGCACCTTGCACTGCCATTTGTGGAATTGCTTGAGTATAGGCTTGTAGAGACTGAACCAAAGATTTACGCATTTGCTCAATCTCAATTTTTTCTTGCTCTTGAGTTACGTTAATACCAAATGGTAACTCACGCATAGCAAGGTCTGTTGAAATTAATCCACCACCAAGGGCTTGTAACATAAAAATTAAACCTTGTGCTGGGTTTAAACCAGCCAACATACCATAACGGACATCAGCAGAATAATCTTTCTTGATGTCTTTGCTTGGTCTATATGTAATTTCATATGGACTACCAGCATCTACGCCACGGATAGTCTTTTCATAATCAAAGAATTTTTCATCTACTTCAAAACAAACAGAAATAACATCTCTTAATGCAGAAGCAAAAATAGCCTGAGCAGATTTAACTTGTGTATCAAAGCCACCCATAAGGGCTTGAACGCCTTGTCCCGTAATAATGCTTGCATCAATGTTTCCAGTACGTCCCTCTGGATAACGAGTTCCAGTTCTAAGTTCTTGTTGTAGCAACGCCTGTTCAGTAAATGCTCCAGGTGGAATATTTAAATCAACACGGCGTACGCCAGCAGGGTTAGCAGTACGGATAACTGCATCGCCACCCATTTCAAGTTCATTAACATCGGCAGGTAAAACAATTGGTGACTGAACGGACTTCTCTGCTGCTTCCATCGCAAGTAATGCGAACCTGTTGCGAAGCAACTGAATACCGAGTACATCATCAAACTGTCCACGCATTTCGCCATCAATAGATGGACGGCGTGCTACTACAACCATCATTCTACCAATAGGATTTTTAGCCTGTGATAGAACTAAGTTATTGCGCTCTGGTACATACAGAAGTGATTGTTGGTCATCATAATAACGAACAACCTCTAACTGGTAATTCATATCTGACTTGTACATTTCTTTACCAAGCAAGATATGTGCATACTCAGGGAACTGTGATGCTAGTTCACCTGCTGCCATATAGTAGCGTTTTGCGAAGGCAATACAGCGTCCATAGCGGTCAAACTCTGGGTAAGCGCCCACTGGGTTTTCTATACGGATACGCGGTAGCCCTGCTTCTTCGTCTAATTCAATAATGAAAGGGACGAAACCAAAAGTGATGTATATGTCTGCACCTGTATACATCTGAACTTGTAAATCTGAATGAGCAAAATAATTTGTTGCAATGCGAGTACGTGTGTCAGCAAACTTACGGGCACGGTCATTAGCCTGATTTGCAGCAGAACAATTTACTGAAGGCAATGGTGCCATAACCTCAGATAGGTCACGGGCAACAATGTCAATAAAGTTTGCTACTACGTTAGCGTCTACGCCCTCTGGAAAAAACTCTGGGTATACACTTGAAATCTGTCCTTTACGAACAGCAAGTACATCTTGTTGGCGTGAGTCACGCTCTGCAGCACGTTCACGTAGATTTTCTACACGTGCTGAAATTTGTTCTATAGAGAGCATTTACTTCCTATCCATAGGTCTGTTGCCATTGCTCTGCAATTGCATCGTCTAAGTTAACTGAGTATCTTTTTGCTACCTGAGCCCTGGTTGCCCACCGATTGTGTGCGTACTTCTGGACATAGGAATTTTGTTGCATAAATTCACGACATCTTAAAACACCAAACCACAGTGCCATAACGCAGTCAGTCTTACCTCTGCCATTAGGACGCCAGGTTAATAATTGTTGAACCAAAGCCTTAAGTCCTTCAGAACCTTCAGTACTTGGTAACTCAATTATATTATTCTTTTGGTGTTTACCATTTGCTGTACTTCCAAATAATGGAGACATACCAGCAACACCAAAGTTTGTGTCCCATTTATTTTTGCCTGTGAAGTGTGAGTTTAACCTTACGCCGTAACCTGCAAGCCACTGTTGTAAATCTGAGTCTAGTGCATAGGCTTTTTGGTGAGCGTTAATTTCAACTCTTAGTTCTTGGGGTTTATACCTTTGAACAAATTCTTCAATTGCTTGTCGGATTTTTTGTGGCGTAGGTTCTGCCATATCCATACAATCTAAAACATAAATCTTTCCATCGTGTCGGTTATAGGTCATAGCAACAAACGCTGCACGACCAGCACCCATAGCAGGGTCAAATCCCACAACGGTATAACCTTCAACTTGACTTGGATGTCCAGCAGAACCTGGTCTCAAAGGACCACGCTTTCTCATCCCATTTATAGAACCCTGAACAAGTTCAGCGGGAAAAATGGAATCTTCTGTTACATCTTCTTGCTGATAAACCAATGCCCAAGTAGAGGGTGTTACCTCGCCTCGGCGCCGTGCTAGTGTCGGTCCATCCCACTTTGTGTAGAGTCCTTCTTCGTCAGGTGTCTCATCATCGCCATCCCACGGAGCGTCCGACTTTGCCCAAAGCGTAACCCAGTTCTTCGGCTTTTCTGCATACTCCAGAACAGCAGGCATACCCATATAAGTAAAAGGCGACCTACCACCAGACCAATGTTTCGGGTCACGTAGTTCTTTATAAAAATCATTTGGTGCAATTCTTGTCCCTACTACTAACAACTTACCGTTCTTACCCAAACGGGTAATTACTTCTTTTTGTAACCAGTTAATCTGCTTGTCGTACTCGTGAGCATTAGCAGTGGTTATACAGTCGTCCAAAATTATTAGGTCGGCACGGGCACCGTAAATTTGACCGCCCATACCGAGAGCCTGAATAGTCGGGTCTTTCTCAGATGAATTACGTGCATCGCTTCCCAAATAAACGGTGTCAACACGCCAGGTATCGGAATCTTCCTTCCATCCTCCCTCGGGTCCAAAAGTTGTTTGCAACTTCAACCAACGCGGGTGGCTTAACCTTTGTTTAATTGCGTACACGAATTCCCGTGCTTTGACTAGCGTCTTAGAAACTACGATGATTCTGACATTAGGATTTAACGCGATGCGATATGTAGAGTAGTTCACCGTTATTACGGTGGACTTAGCGTGCTCAGGTGGCACATTTATAAGAAGACGGTTTGGGTCGCCCTTCTCATAAATCATATTTTGGTGAAGCCAAGTTGGCTCGCGTCCCTCTAGTAAGTCAATCCAATCCTGATGGTGTGGAAAGACTCTTTGGTCCAAAAACATTTCTGAAAATTGTGGGAAGTCAATTTCATCCCTTGCTATCCCCAGAGCGGTTAGGCTTCGTTCTTTAGAATCTTCTTTGGCTTGGGCTAGGTCAGTGGCAAACTTAGGGTCCCGCATACACCAGATTCGGATGGTGTCGGGTTGCTTGCCCACCTCAGCCATTGCTTTGTGTGGCGCCCAACCCTCGGAGACAAGGGCTATTACTTTAGCCTTTGCCGAAGCCATAGCCTCGGTCCTAGGGTTTTTACTACCCTTCTGAAAAGTCACAGAACTGTCCCATCTTAAAACTATATAGACAGTTAGTAACAGATAGTAGATACAGTCTGTACGCAAAGTCCGAAAGACTTTGCTACTGTCTGTGGGCACTTTGTGCCCCTATATAGTATTAATCCGTTCAAACAGCCAAACCGAACGGTTTGTTACCAAATTGTTATACAAATCACAGAATACAATATGACAAAATAGGACATATCAGTACAGAACAGGGGGCATAGGCTTTGTACTAGAAAATAGTTTTGGTAGTTACCTACAATACAGACCAGACAAATTAAACAGTCTGGGGTCTAAAGACCCCGCCTGCCTAATTTGATGTCACTGTCTGTCCTGTTACAGCAGGCGCTGGACAGGAGACAGTCTCCCTCGCCCATAATAATACAGATACTGGGGCTCGGCTTATTAAATACAAAAACTAAAAGCCAAAGCATCAGTGGCTGGCGGTCACTAATGCTGGACGCACCGCTTCACGCTAGCCTTTGCTAGGCTATCGTGTTCGCTTTATGCGTCGCACCGCAAGCGCCCGATGCGTTCCACGCATCTCGTATGTCAGCGTTACACGCAGCCATACTCTGGCGCCCTGCTCTCGCCACGTCGTCGGCGCGTCTACGCCGCGCTTCGCCGCCGTCTGGCTCGTGCTCCTACATCGCTTCCATTGTATCGCTTCCTGTCAAATCGCTTAACGCGATTGTCGCCCTAGACGTCTGCCTATTCGGCAGACAGGGCAAGAGTGACAGGGCGATACTGCTGTCCGCGTTCTACCAAGTTGGTAGACAGAAAGGAAAGTATGTATACAGAAAGCAATGGCATCTCAATCACACAAATGTGCTATCAATGCCAAGCGTTAACCGAACTATGTCCTGACTGTCAGGAACTACGAGACAGTCGTGACATTACGATTGCCCATCAAATTGTTGATGACGGCAATCTCCAGTATAAGTTCGTTTGGTCCATCATTACTGATGAACCTTCAGGTCACGATTGGATTTCATCCCAAGTTGTGACCAGAGAATATGTTGATGATGAAACTGGCGAACTCGTCAAGGTAATACGGGACGAGTTCACCGAGCCAATTAGTCAATTGGCTGACCGTATCTATGACCTAGATACGAGTCTCATCATTACACCCGCTGAGACCATCTGTCAGGCTTGCCACTTGGTCTATAACAAGGCTACACACTGTCCTAATTGTAACTAAATCTAACCAAGGCGCACCCCCTTCTTGATGAAGGGGGATACGCCCCCAACAAAGGAGACCGAAAGTGAACACAGTTAACTCATTTACCTTCAACAACGCATTGCTTAAGTCAATCAGAGACTATGGCAATGTAGTCAAAGGTATCGTCCAATCCCGTCAGGTAGAATACCTACCAGATGGTTCTATCCGCTCACGCTTCATCGCTAGCCGTCAGGTTACGATTCAAGACCCTGCCATCATTGGTCAATTGCGTCCAATGATTGCCGACAACGCCGAGTTCGCCGTTAATCTTAGCGGTTACCTCACAACCACAGTTCGTGAGAACGCAGGTCAAACCAAGTGGTATGACAACCAAATTGTCACCGCGTTGGAGTTCGTCAAGTAGTTCTTCAGGGCTAGTCAGGGCTTCGGCTCTGGCTAGCCCACTTAATTTTTTTTGCCAGCGCCAGCGGTAATCCGCAGGAAAGGAACAGGGTTCAGGATATGTATTTAGATATGGGAACAATTGTGGCTATATGTATTCTAATAGTCACACAATTGGCTGTTTTATTATTGACTATGCGCTCAGCCTACAGGTGGGAGCGTCATTATTGGGATGTAGTTAGGCTGTTAAAAATAGAAAGGGCTCAGAGATGAAGACCATTTATATGACCAAGCGTTGCCCAGTGTGCTTCAAGGTAGGCTCAATCGCCGTAGAAGAACACGAACTATTCACCTATCTCAGAGGTGAATATGTGGGCAGAGCATTTCAGTCCTTGACAGCACCATTCAGGGAGCAGATAATTAGTGGTGTTCACCCTGAGTGTTGGCAAAAAATGTGGGGCGAAGAACGTGTCAACGAACACATTGGAGACTATAGTGACACAACAGACTAAAACCTATTTCAAATCAGAATGCCAAAAGTGTGGCATCCTACTTGTAATCCCAGTCAATGACCAAAACGATTGGGATTATTACCTATGCCAAACTTGTGCCTTCGCTAAGATAGGAGCAAGTGAATGAGAACAAGAGAAGAACTAATGAAAATCAAAGAGGCTTTCGCCTTAGCGATGCTTGACCTGCTTGATGTATATGATGAACTCTTAGCCACAGGCAGAGTATATGTAGCCGATGACCTAGACAAGGAGACAGACAATGCAAAGTATGAGTGACACATTAGTAGAAGATGTACCTGTATACCAGCACACAATGTGGATAATGGCTAAGGTTAGGAAGACAGCCCCAAACTGGAACATAGATAATGCTGACTATGAAGCAGTTGAAGATGTATCTGACTGGGAAATCCTTGAGTTTGATACAGGTATATGCCACAGTAAAGAGATAGTCAGGGTAAAATGATAGATGGAATCACTCAACTTCCACACATCTCACCGCTCATCTCCTGGTTCTACCTCATTGCAATTGGATATTTCCTATACAAAGGAATTGTTAAATGAAAAAATTGTATGCCATATTATTGAGTTGGCTATTAACAGTGCCATCAGTGATATTTCCAAGTCTTTCTTGGGGAATACACGCCAAAGAAGAGAGCAAAAAGGTTCGCAAAGAAACGAAGTGGACCAAATCATTAAGCAAATACTATGCGAAGGCTCTAATCTCAGCACAGTATGAAGACTGGGACAGGTCTGAATACAGAGCACTACTAAAACTTTGGGGTAAAGAATCTGCGTGGGACCACACAGCAGCCAACCCAGAGTCATCAGCATATGGGATACCACAGTTATTAAAGATGAAACCAGGAACGCCTGCGCCCGAGCAGATTGCTCGTGGCTTGGCGTATATCAAACACAGGTATGACAAACCATCAGTTGCTTGGGCTCATTGGCGCAAGCACAACTGGTACTAACAACAAAGAAAAGGAGACTAACAATGGCAAGAGGTAATAACAAAACAATCAATGTTAAGATACCCACAGCAAAGGTTATCAAAGCATTAGAAGATAGATTGACAGTTATAAATACTGAATATAAAGAACAACAAAAAAAAGAAAAAGAATTTCAACAAACTTTAATTCAGTGGAATAAAGATGTATTTGCATACGCATTAAAAAATGCAGATAAAACTACTAACTTAAGAATAAATACTCGTGGTTGGAATGGAACAATCAATATAGATTTTGATATTCCAAATTCTATAGAAGGTTTACCAAAAGAACCAGAAAGAAATTTCAAAACTACAGCAGAACATCATCACGATACTGTTGTAGAAGAAATAGAGAATGCTCTTCGCATTCTTAAACTTACAAGCGAAGAAGAAGTATCCACTTCTACCTACAGTTCAATAGCACAATACCTATAAGGAGACTATCGTGTCACTAATACAAGACCTCAGAGCAGAAGTAGATGTAGAACTACTTACACAAACTGGTCTATACAGAGCAGAAGATACACAAACAAATATCCGCATTGTGGAGGATATCCGCAAGGCAATTGAAAATATGCACAAGAAAGAACCAACACCTAAGCATATAGCAGAGGTTGCCATAGCAACCAATGAAAATGTACAAATCCGTGACTTCTTAATGGGCATACGCTCAGAGAAGTTTGCTGTTCATAACATATTTGATTACTTACTACTACTAAGTAGTGCAGTAAACAAAGATGTAGCAATACCACTTACCACTGTATTCTCTACTTATCTTTATGAAGCAAGTAAAGATGAGGCTAAGAGTATTATTGAAGAAGTCCTTAAGATTAATCCAGATTATAGTCTGGCAAAATTACTTAAGAGAGTATATGAAATAGATGTAGATAGTAGTTTTATCACAAGTATGGGAGAAGAACTACATTCTAAAGTTGTAGATGTTATCTATGATAGGGAGGAAAAATGACAACAACTACAGTACCAATAAAAAACTTATCCAATTGGGTTAAGTCAGGCACAGCAGTAACAGCAACCTCAGCCAGAGATGTAGCCAGACAAGCAGGTCTTGACTGGTCAGTATCATTGCATCCAATGACAGCCTCATACACAATCCCAGGCGCAGGTGAACCACTACAGATAGCAGTAAGAAACAAACAAGCCGTAGTTAAAACAACACCTTTTGGTGATGTCAGTAACATCGGTGTTGTTGGTAATCGCTATCAAGTATTTCAAAACGGTGAATTGTTTAGTGCGTTAGATACACTAATTGATTCAGGCGAAGCCCGTTATGCAGCAGCAGGTGAGTATGATGGCGGTGCAAAGGTATGGATGTTATTACAATTACCAATTGAAATGACAGTAGCCAATGACCCACACGCTGCGTTTATCCTGGCTAGAACCAGCCACGATGGCAGCAGTTCAGTCATCATCAAGCCAATCATTGAGCGTTTGTTTTGTGCCAATCAGATAAACAAAATCTATCGGAACAATAACAAATATACATACACATTAAAGCATACGACAAACAGCAAACTTAATATAGAAGAAGTAAAATATATTATGCAGATGTCTTACGACAGTGTGAATGAATATCAAACACTGGCTAATGATTTGATTACTAAATCAGTTAGTAGAGAAAATGCTTTGAGATATTTCAAAAGAGTATTTCCATTGCCATCTACTATTGAGGACACACCTCATCATCTGCTCAGCCAGGGCGAAAAGAATCAGTTAAGTCGTGCACTTACAGCACGGAACATCGCCCAGAATATCTATGAAAATTCTCCCACACAGGAGAATATCCGTGACACGGAGTTTGGATTGTGGCAATCCATTATTGAGTATGCTGACCACGGCAAACAAGATAAGGGTACAGTCACAGGTGTAAGGGCTATGTCAGGTGGCTCTGATAGCCTAAAGATTAGAGCACTAGAACTACTAACAGTATAAGGAGACTAAAGTGGAATATCTATACACAGATACAGACGGTAATCAAATCAAGTTTACCGAAGATATGGTTAAGACTGCACTAGATGAACGAGCAGAACTGCGAGTGAGGCTAGAAAATTCAAACAACTTAAGAGACAAACATTGGGACCGTATAGCAGAGATTCGTAGAGAAGTTTATGATTTCTTTAACGGACAGTATGGCACAGGAGATAGTGAACTTACATTCACAGTTGATGACATCAATGAATTACTAGAATCTATTGGTGCAGATAAACTTAAGAAACTCTGGACAGTATCAGGTCGTGTAGAGTTTACTATCACAGACATAGAAGCAGAGTCAGAAGACGATGCTTACCAAATAGTTGAAAACGGAATTCAATTAGAACTAGATGGTGGTTCCGTTGATGATTGGTCGTTAGATATTACAAGCACTGACGAACAATAGTATTGGCAGGCTGTTATGTGGGTGGTCTAGTCAGCCACTAAGGGGACCACATAATTACCAATGCCACGCCAAAAAGAATGGTGTCATATACCCTTCCGTCTGATACCATTCTCTAAAGAGAACGGGTTAGTTCTGATTAGTCTCCTTTCTAATCCGTTCTCTCTTAGAAGGAGACAAGGACCCAATGGGACAATTACAAATTGAACGTGATAGATACGGAAGACCGCTAGTTAAACCACCCAAAGGTGGTAAACCAATTGCATACACAAGGGCTACAACAATAGCCAACAGTCTTGATGACCCATCAGCATTGACCGCTTGGAAGATGCGTATGGCAGCAATAGGTTTAACAATACGCAGTGATTTATTATTAGCAATTAACGCGTCGCAAGATGACAAGATGGCTATTAATAAATACATAGAAGATGCAATGGAAGTAGCAGGTGCTAGTCGTGCAGCCACGATAGGTACAGCACTACACGCATTTACAGAAAAGTTAGATTTAGGACAAGAACTAGGTCTTATACCAGATGAGTGGGCAGGGGACATTCGTGCCTACGAAGAAGCAACAAAGCAACTAGATAAAATCTTTATAGAACAATTCTGTGTGTTAGATAAATATAAAATTGCTGGCACACCAGACAGACTTGTTGAATATAAAGGAGAAAGATTCATTGCAGATATAAAGACAGGTCGCATAGACCATCCAAACAACATAGCAATTCAATTAGCAATCTATGCTAACGGGTTGCCTTATGATGTGACAACGGCAACCCGAGGTAAATGGGGTGAAGTTAACAAGGATAAAGCAATCATCATACATCTTCCTGCAGGTACAGGCTTGTGTAAATTAGTCTGGATTGATATTGCAGAAGGATGGAAAGGTGTACAATTTGCAATGAAGGTAAGACAATGGCGAGACAAAAAAGGTCTTGTCGTTCCATTCACAGAGTAAGGAGAAGGTAGTGTCTTCAACCGAAGCACCAATCAGTATCACAGTAAAGTCAGCAGCAGGCAGTTTGATTACAGTCCGTGCCGAAACAGGAAACCAATTAGATAACCTAGTAGCAGAAGCACTGGAAGCAATCAAGGCTGCAGTAACAGAACTAGAGGCAGCATCAAAAAACCAATCTAGCCCAGCACCTATGTCAACCGCACAAGTGGCAGCAAGTCTGGGCGCATCTATTGTTGAGACAGGTTCAACATATCCTGCTCAGGAATATAACTTTCCACCAACAGCAACCATCGGTGGTGGTAAGAACTGTCCTCACGGAAAGATGACAGCCATTCAAGGAACAGGTAAAGACGGTAAAATGTACCGTGGTTATTTCTGTCCAGCACAAAAAGGCGCATTAGATAAATGCAAAAATGTTTATGCAAGAGTAGGTACACCAGACTGGAATACTTTCGTAGCAGACCAGGTAAAGTAATTGCGTACATTAAGACGTAGCATCAGCAAAGCAGAGGTGGGTGGCGAACCATTGCCACCTGCTTTTGCGGCATTTGAACGAGCAGGAATTATTCTGCGCCGTGCAGAAATTACAATGATTGCAGGCACTCCAGGTGCAGGCAAGTCATCAATCGCTTTAGCAATTGCAGCCAGAGCCAAAGTTCCTACGCTGTACTTCAGCGCAGATACCAACGCTCATACTATGGCTATGAGATTAGTTGCAATGTCAAGCAAGATATCACAAACAGCAGCAGAGCAATTATTAAAGCGAGACCCAAAGCAAGCAGAAGAAGTATTGGTTATGAACAATCACTTGTTCTGGTCATTTGAGTCAACACCTACATTAAAAGATTTAGATGATGAAGTATCTGCATTTGAAACTGTATGGGGCAGAAGCCCAACACTTATAGTTGTAGATAACTTAATGGATATAGCAATGGATGGACACGAAGAATTCCAAGGTATGAGAGCAGCAATGAAAGAGTT